CTGGTGAGAAAACCTCAGTGTCAGTACCGTCGAGCCGGCTTCTGCGCCCTCAGCAAGCGTGGACCGCTCCCGGATATTGATCTCGCTGAAGGACTCGACGTTCAGTGTTGTGCTCATACAATGGATTACCTCTTAACTGCCCTCAATATCGTTTGTTTAGGGCCGAGGGTCAAGAGGGTGGCGCGGGTAGCGATCACACCCAACTCACGCACGATCCCCAGCGATGAACTGGCGAGAGGGGCGGAGGCAAAGGATGTGGAGCCGAACATATGGCTTCAATATGGGGCGAAGTGGGAGGGGTGTCAACTGGTGGGAGGCTCTTCAGGAGGATCTTCAGTTTGCTGACCCTCTTTCTTCTCCGGCTCTTTTTCATCCTTCTTTTCTGCAGGCTTATCGCTAGCCAGGATGCCACCCGGGTTCCAGCTGTCGATTCCCGCCAATGGGCGACCAAGGATCAATAGAACACCTGGAGCAGACACAAACAGAGCCAGCGCGAATATTATCAACGCGAGATGGCTGCCATTAAAGTTGTTGGAATTCAACTTACCAAGCAACAGCCAAATTAGACCTGCTGACGCAGCGGATAGCACTAACACGGCGCCAACACCAAGCCATGCAACTATCGGCCACTTTTCTGCCTGCTTAACAAGTAGACCGCTAAGTTTTACTACGTTCGCAAGATAATCGCTACGCTGTTTTGCGTCCTCAGGCGAGATCTCGCCTTTACGATCGAATGCTTCTGCGAGTTTTCCTATTGACTCTGTCGCCGGACCTGGCGCAAGAAGATTGAGCACGGGAGAAGATAGGGGACTCCGCGCCGCAGAACTGGGTGGATTAAGGTACTCCTCCAATACCACCCCCACCCCTTCCCAATCCAAATCCCCTCTCACAAACGTCATTCGCAGGACGCCTCTGTCGTCTACAATGACCGGGCCGCATTTTGTCCATCCCTGCCGACGGGCCTCTACGATTGCCTCTACATCCAGCGCATCAATAGTCATTCGTTCTACCGCCATGACTTGCCTCCCGCCTGGAGCCAACGAAGCAGATTAAGCGTACGCCTACACTCTGTCGCGCATGTCGGTTTTGAGACGTGCCGTCCGCCTGCCGCCGATTACCAGACAGATACGATCCCAGCGTCATGCACGCGAGGACGGACAGTCCCTACGCTGCTCATACGAGGAAAAGACGAACAGCTAGTAGTTCGTCTCTACCCAATTGGAGCCATCCCAGCGCTTGACGGGCTTGGTGACCCATTCGGTGCCGTTCCAGACTTTGACGGGCTTAGGCACGAAGGTGGAGCCGTCGAATACTTTGATTTGGCCAGTAGTGGAGGGCGCATCGGTCGTATAGGTAACGTTTAACTCGGGTGGATGCGCGCTGGCTCCTCCTCCGGACGTATCTGCGCCGTATCCTCCAACATAATTCCCGTCTGCGCTGCCGTTATTAACTGCAAGTACTGCAAGTGAGTTCCCGCTTGCCCATCCCGGGCGATTGATTATTTCTTGCACGATTGAGGTGACGTCGAACTTACTATGGATCGTATCGCCAACCGTCCAACTAGCAACGACTCGGTCGTGGTCGACATAGGACGAGGTGCGAGGCGCGTCGCCGGGACGGTTGCCGGCCGTGCTTGAGTAGTAGGGGGCGTTATCAGATGCTCGACCAAACCACCGAGTCTTCGATAAAGTGCCTGAGGTGTAGCCGTAGCCCGTACGGGCGAAGACGTTTACTTCAGCCGACAAAATAGTTACACCCTGTGGTATAACTACACCTTCCCAAACGATGGCCTGGTGGTCTTTGTCGCCATCTCGACCGAGTCGGACTCGCCATTCTGTGCGAGAATTTCCCGCTGCGTTATAGGAAGCCGCTGCCGGGCCGTTATAAGCGACATAGAAATTGACCGCAGTCTCTGCCATACTAATTCTTCCGCTTTCTATATCTAATGCCCCTACAGGTACGACACTCCCTTGCCCCTCGCGAATTGAAATAGGTGTTAGAAGCTGTATAGCTGTGCCCATTGACACATTTAGATTTTGTAGCATGCCTTCCTCGGCTCATATTCACCTTTTGCGTGACCGCCTCAAGGTGGTCGGGATTGACGCAAAGAGTGTTTCTACAGAGGTGGTCCAGAACCAACCCCTGCGGGATAGCGCCGACATATGTCTCGTACGAGTACCGGTGAGCGCGTACCACCTTCGCTTCACCTCTGCGCCCGACTCTAAGCTGTCCGTAGCTGCCAGTCGGTTTTTGAAATATCGCGCCAACCCACTGCCAGCACCCTGCATCAGTGATCTTCACTTTTCTTTCAATCTTGATCTTAGGGTCTTGCAGTTTCCGTACCTTAGGGTAATTAGCAACCCGCTTCGCTATATGTTCGGGCGTTTGCTTTGTTCCTTTTAATGGGTGATTCATATTTATAGTATGCATGATAATGTAGTAGATACAAGTTAATTTACATCGATCCATACGTCATTCACACTTGGCGACGTGGGTGCCGTGGTTCCGACAGTTATACGCACCGTGCCATTCACCTTGCCATCGAGAGTCGCCTGCAGGTTGGTGACGTTGGCTATGGAATGGGTGTGACTCGATGCCGCTTTGCCATCGAGCGCTGTTTGTAAACCAGTTACCGTGGAGATCGCCTGCGTCCCCGTGTGGTTCGCTCGATTGAGCAGTGTCGCATCCGCGCTGTTCGCTGTTGCCCCTGTGGCGATGCCATCTAACTTGGTGCGGTCCGCGCTTAGGAACGAAGCCGTTGTCGCATCGAGCACGGTCTTATTGCTATGTGAATGTCGCGCTGCGGTGTTGGCGGTGACGTTGGTGTTCGCACTCACTGCGGTTTCGAAGTCCGTCACTTGCGCTGCAGTGTGCGTGTGTGTCGTGCTCGCCTTTCCGTCCAGGGCCGTCTGCGTGGCCGTGCTGATCGGTTTATCCGCGTCTGCCGTGTTGTCCACGCTGCCCAGCCCCACGTCGGCTTTTGCGAGGGTGACTGCGCCCGTCTTGCCTGCGACTGATTTCACCGGAGCGAGCGCTTGGATCGCTTGGTTTACCCGCTGCGCCGTGAAGGTGCGGGAAGTGGTCGCGGTGCCGGCTTCTGCTTCGGCCTGAGACGGTGCGGTGTAGGTGGTGTTGTTATCCGCGCCCCATGCCGGTACGCCGCTGACTACCTTGAGGACCTGTCCTTCAGATCCCCCACCAGGGACGGCGCTCACCGTGACCGCGCCCGTCTGCCCGTTCACGCTTGAAACCCCAGCAGTTGGGGTGAGGAGTTCTGACCAATCAGCCGCGGTGCCTGCGGTGCCGCCATTATGGATGAAGCTCTTGTTCAGATCGGTGCGTATCGCCACGTCACCTTCATCGGCTACCAGGGCGACCATCGCCGCTTCGGTAGCAACCGTGAAGACCTCGGTGATCGTGATGCTCGGAAGCTGCGACTGGTTCACCTTGCCCCCTGCATCGAGGGTGGCGACGCCGTTGTTCGCTCCGAGAAGGGTACTCGCCACTTTGGCGTCGAGGGCAGTTTGAAGCCCTGAGACATTGGCGATGGTGTGCGTATGGCCTGAGGCCGCCTTGCCATCGAGTGCAGTCTGCAATCCCGATACGGTCGATATGGCCTGCGTACCTGTGTGGTTGGACCGGCTCTTGAGGTTCGCATCAGTGTCGTTGGCCGTCGCACCCGGAGCAACGCCGTCGAGCTTGCTCTTATCCCCCGTCGTGAAGCTCGCCGTCGTGTTGTCCAGGACCGTCTTGTTGCCGTGGGTGTGCCGGGCACTCGTGCTGGCCGCGACGTCTGCATTCGCACTCACGGCAGAATCGAAGTTCGAGATGTTGGCTGCCGTGTGGGTATGACTCGAGGCTGCCTTCCAGTCCAACGCGCCCTGAAGCCCTGTGACACTTGAAATGGGTTGAGAGCCGGTATGAGTCGCACGATCACGTAACGCCGCGTCTGGCATGTTCTGCGTCGCCCCTGCGGCGATTCCGGAGAGCTTGTCTTTCTCGTCGTTGGTGTAATCGTTAGAGCTCAGGGTCTTGCCGGCTTGTTTATCCACCTTGCCATCGAGGGCAGTCGTGAGGACCCCATCCTGGCTATCCACGTAGGACTTGTCCGCCTTCCCGCTGATGTCCACAGGTGCCGGAATCTCGCTCCGGTCGGCCTTGCCTTCAAGCACAGTCTCGATATCGGTCAGGCTCTTCGCCGTCAGCCCCGCGATCACCTGCCATCCCGCGTCCACCGGCATGGCGAGCGATCCTTCCTGCGCGCGCAGGAGCGTCAGCTGCCGCCCCTCAACCGCCGTTACGTAGGCGATCTCCGAGTTATCGAAGCGTGGTGACACTTCTGGCGGGCACAGCGTCACGGGCATATTCGGCTCAAAGCGGGCGCCATCTCCCGGCATCAGGATGAGCGTTTCGCCAGAGGTCGCAGGCGATGGTGCGGTGTGAACGGTTCCAGAAAGTAGATTCACGTGGGTGTCAAACATATCTGTACCCAATTAAGCACAGAGCCTGGGGTTTTGGAACAGAAGTTCATCCGACCGAAGGACAGACAGTCACTGCGTATCCGTGGTCCACTACTCGTTCGATCTCCGACGAGCAAGGAGTGCCGCCTTGAGTGATGTGCCCGCGCAGTACCAGAGAGACTTCGACTACCTGAAGAGCAAGTCCAATAACGGATCGCTCACCGCAGATGACCACATCTATAAGACGCTGAAAGCCAAGTCCTACAACCTTCCGGGCCTCGCCCGCGCGTTGGACAGTCTCAACGTCCGCTAGTCAGGCAGGCCGCGCCCCGGTGGAGTGCTGGGGCGCGGCTTCGTCACCCCAGGTACAGCAGCCAGAACACTGCCGCCCCTACCAGCGCCAGCGTGAACAGCCCCAACACCACCCAGTCGTCACGGGTGATCCCCACGAACGGCAGCGCCCACCACTTCGCTCCGTACGGTCGGGCATGGCCGTTCACGGGTGTCACTCCCCCAGCAGCGTCGATCACGAACAGCGCTACGCCCATCGTGTCCGCGTACTCGACTGCTTGGCGGGTGTAGCCGGACTTCGAGAAGAAGAACAGCGTTTGCCGGCCACTCCCCCTCGCGCCGACCAATTGCTGCACCTCTGGCCGTCCCGTCGCATTAGTCCGCCACTTCACCTGCGCCAGTGCATCATGGGCACGAACATCTACTCCCCCGTCCGACCCGCCCGTTGTGGCGACGGCGTCAAGAAAGCCCCACGATCTCATCGCTTGAGCGGCGTTTAGTTCGGCCTGGTGGAAGTCGGTAGTCGGCTGCATCTACCGACAAATATCGCACATATGTTCAAGTCGCGGTAGAGGGCGTCAGTCGTGATAGAAAGTGATGAAGAGGCCGCTGTAGGTCTGCGCATTCGTTCCTGGCACTACTGAATGCACTGTCCATCCGCGCATCGCCATATCGTTCATGAGCCTTGACGCATTGGGTATCCGCTGCGTGCCATTAGAGCCAATAACAGAGTCGTTAACCCACATTACCTCGTACTGCGCCATGGTCGGACTATACAGTCAGTTGGCGGACGGCCCTGTCCCCCAAACGAATGAGCGCCCATATTCGGGCGCTCTCGCTTCGTCTGTGACGTTCCAGGTTCTACTTCGACTTGGTAGTCGTCTTCGCCTGAGTCGTCTGCTGTGCAGGCTGTGACGAGGTCTTGTCCGCGTCATCCGCTTTCGCTTCGTCCTGTGCTGGTGCCTCGGGCTCCGCTTCCTTGGCAGCTTCGACGAATCGTTTCTCCGCAGCTTCGACGATCTTCTGCGCAGCGGCTTCCGCGTCGCTCACGATCTTTTCTGCCTGCGCCTGGGCCTTGGCGACGATCTCTTTGGCCTGCTCCTGAGCGGCTTCCGCCTCGTCGTTGGTAGCAGGTGCTTCGTCCAGAACACGGACTGCGCCTGCGCGGCGGAGTTCTTCGACGATCTTCGCGTCACCTTCGAAGGTGTCACCTGGCTGGTACCAGGTGCCGTTGTGCTTAACGGCGCTTCCCAGGGTTACTTTCTCTCGCTTTGGTTCTGCCATATCACCTCCTACGCTGCTGCGTCTTCAAGTGCCTGAACGCGGGCTGCAAGTGCTTCGATAGCCTCCTGCAACGTGCCGGCCGCGACGCCATTAGTGCTGTCTGCTTCTACTTGGACGCTGGCAGAGTCGATTTCGACTGCCACCAGCTTTGCGCCCTTGAATCCAACTTCTAGTCGTGCCATCTGCTGACCTCCTATTCCCAGTCCGCGAACGCGTTCTTGAAGGTGTAGAAGGCTTCAGGAAGCAGTAGCTCGTAGTTGTAGTAGTCCTCAACCACGATCTTGGTGTACTCAGGATCGAAGATCTGGTTCTTGCGTACCTTGCGGCCGTTCTCAAGGGTGAACTTGTAGCCACCATTGATTTCCTTGCGGCTTGGCTTCGGAGTGACGTATGCCAACAGCACATCGCTACCCCAGATCTCGTTGATGTCTTCGGTAAGTCCTTCCGCAGCAAGGTTCGCTCGCGCCTGGCCGATCAACACGTTCGTGATGCCGAAGCCACCGAGCAGCTGCTTGAGCTGGTCAAGACCGACCGCGCCGCCGACTGCCCACTTGAACTTGTCGAGCACCGAAGGGTGGCTCACGAGCTGCAAGAAGCTGTCTTGGCTGAGAGAGATGGTGTTTGGCTTACGGAACGGGAAGTGCGCCAGTGCCACGCGAATGTCGTTGAGTGGGTCAGCACTTGGGTTGCTCCAGCGGCTCGCGCCTGAAAGCGCGGTACCTGGCACGTTGCTCAGGTTGGTCACGTAGTCCGCAAGGTTCTTCTCGTCGACAAGTGCCATGCGTTCGAGGATGAACTCGGTCGTGTCGCTTTCTGGTGTGAACGGATCGTCGCTTAGCTCGTAGTCGTCTTTGGTGACTTCGCCTGATAGCGCGTGCTCAGCCAGTGGCTTGCCATCTTTGTACTTACGGGTGTAGCTGACGCTCTTGGCTTTCGAAAGACCGGTGCGGGTCGTGTTCTCGATCAGCTCCAGGTTTTCTTTGCCGTACTCAGGCACCTTGAAGGTTGGTTTGCTCACCGGTACAACAGGAAACAGCTTGTCCGCGATGAAGCTCTCTTGCGAGTTGACCCATGCGTTGGCGACGTTCGTCAGCGCTGGATCGATGTAGATTGGTTGGTTTGCCATATTCAGTTGTCTCTACTTTCTTAGTATTTCTCGTTGTGTTTGATGTACTCAGCGATCTCGTTCTCGACCCCGGCACGCACCAGTCGGCCGATTACGCGGTTGCCCGTCGTAGTTGTGCCGATTGCTTCGCCGTCGCCGTTCGCGGTCAGGAAGGCACCTGCTGACGCGTTCGCGCCGAGCTTCACCTTGAATGAACCCACGCCGTTCGCCAGTACGACGTCGGCGGTCTGGCCGAGACGTGGGCTGTTGTCGAGCGTGCCAAGGATGTTGTCGGTTGCTGACGTAGCAAGTACGACTTCGCCGTTGGCATCCAGCTTCACGAGGTGATAGCGCTTAGTTGATAGATCTGCGGCTGCTGGAGCGCTGTAGCGCTCGCCTGGTTGTACTGCTGCCATTTACTGTTCCTCCTCTTCGAGTTGTTGTTTCAGGGTCGCGTCGGCGTCGAGCACCTGCTTGCGCGCCGCTGAGTAGGCAATCGTGTTGCCAGCTGCGCGGGCGTCGGCCATGATCTTGCGAACGCGCTTGTCGAGCTCTGTTGATGCTTCGACCGATACCTGCTGTCCTACGTCGCCCGCTTCCTTGCCGAGCTGTTCGTTCTTTGGAAGGCCGGCTAGGAGCGTTTCAAGCGCTGTGCGCTGCTCGCCCTTTGAAGCCAGAAGCACCTTCACGGTGTTGTCCTTCTCGCCGCTCTTGATCTGACCAGCGCTGATACGAGCCTGTACGAACTCTTCAGCCTTCTTGCGTTCGAGCTCTGCCTTCGCTTCGCGGCCTGCCTGTGCGTCGGCGCGGAGCTGTGCGATCTCTTCGGCAGTAATGCCGGTGATGGCGCTGGCCTGCACGTTGGTCTGAGTTGTGTCAGTCGTGTCCTCAGTCTGCTCGGTGGTTTCCGTAGTTTCGGTTGTCTCCGTGGTCTCGGTAGTGTCTTCTTCCAGACCGAACGTCTTGCGCTCTTCGTCTGTCAGTTCTGCTTTGTGCTCGCTCAGGAAGGTTTTCTCTTCTTCCGTGAGGTCCGCAACTTGTTTCGCTCGAATGTCTTCTAGCTTCATGCTGTCTCCTTTATCTTGCTTATCACCGCCGCCTTGGGCGTCCGCCTTCACCCGCTTAGTGGGGATTCGGGACGCCGTAATTGGCTTCAGCTTCTTGAATAGTGGGATGTTGGTCAGGGCCGCGCCGGTAAGGACGTTGTCGACGAAGGCGAACTCCTGCTCGGGGTCTTCCCACGGGAAGCCGCGAGGATTGAACTCGGGACTCAAATATTTCCACTCACCGTCTTTGATGGCCTGCTCGGCTGCGGGAGTCCACTCCACATCAGCGAAGAGGCCGATCGTGCCATTGACGGCCTGGGTATAGAGTCGTTTCATCCAGCCCGCGGCTTTGTCGCCCATAGCGTGGCCGTAGTTGACGGGGGCTTGCTTGTTGTCTTCTTCGACAAGGCCCACCCCCTCGTTGAAGTTGGCGACCATCTCTTCGAGGTCCGTACCGGTTAGTTCAAAATCACCGTGCCATGCCGTATTCCAGGAGCCGGCCTTCAACAGGTTGATGGTCGTAGGGACGTTCCCCTGACTATCTGCCTTAATACTCGTTTTAGTTACAAAGCCCTTCATATGTCCGTAATATGCTGTGGCGGCTATCAAAAAGTCAATAGCCTTACTGCCGACCATTTCGTGTTAGCCTAGAATTAGAGGTAAAAAAATACCTCCTCTAGCCGTCTAAAGCACTCAAGGAGATATCTATGCGCTATTGTACCATTTTTCCGTGTCTCGGAACCAACTACTATGCTAAGGGGTTCTGCAAGAAGCATTACGCCAAAATGCACAGATTAGGATTACTTGGCCGCGGCTACTATGTCCCGAGAAAGCAGTCGATAGCGGACGACCAGATGGCGGTCTCACGGTATCTTGCAGGCGAGTCAGTCAGTAGCCTGAGTAAATCGATTGGCGTGCATGCATCTATCGTACGGAGAGCGCTTGTCGCGAACGGAGTACAAATCCGCCAGATTAAGATCGACGTCAAGAATTCTGACCAAATTATCCGGAGCTATGTGGCTGGAAAGTCTGAGAACGCCCTCGCCAAGACTCATGATGTTGGCCGTTCGACTATCCGAAGAGTCCTCACGGCAAATCACATTAAGATACGCGACAATGCCGAAGCTAACAAATTGATGATGTTGACCCGCACACCGGAGGAGAACCGTCGCAACTCCGAAGCAGCACATGAAGCTGCACGAAACCACGTCCATACCTACGAAGAGAAGAGACAACGCGCGATCACTCGCGAGCGCAAGCAGCTGCATATCTCCGAGACCGAAAAACGACTGGCGTGCATGCTGAGGCGGCGGGGTTATATCGTCACTCACCAGAAGGCTGTTGGTGTATACAACTGCGACCTAGCTGTCGAGAATGTGGCCATCGAAATCTACGGTGGCGGCTGGCACGCCCAGGGTAACCATAAGAAGAGGTCTGATCGTCGGTTCAGTCATATTCTTTCCACTGGCTGGAACGTTGTCATTGTCTGGGTAGATATCCGACACTATCCACTCACAGCGTCTGCCGCCGACTATATTGCAGCCTTCATTGAACACTGCCATGATGTCCGAATGTCTGGAGAGTACCGAGTCATTCGTGGGTCTGGCACCGAGTTCGCGCGGGGTAGCGACAATCTTGAAATGCTAACCGTCAAGCCCACAAGTCAATCGTAGTTGTAATAAGCACCGCATCTTCCTCGGGGGTGGCATCCCGGGTGCATGACCTCTTTGCCATTCCCAAGGACAAACGGCTTGTCTATCGGGACGGTTTGCCCATCAATAGGTGCACAGATCTTACAAGCACCAGCAAGCGCCTCCCACGTCTTAGTCTTCGCTCCGGTAGTGGTGGCGAAGTCATAGAGCCCACGTCCGTACGCATTCACGCTCTCCGTCTGGGCGATCATCTCCGCCCGCACCGGGTTGTTGATGACCTTCTTGATGCGCGCGATCGTGCCGTCCACGTCTTCCCCTCGGGCGATGCTCTGCTTGATCGCTTCCCGGATGAGCTTGCGGTTCGTCTCCGTCACCTGGCTCACCAGCGCGGCTGTCTGCTCACGAGCGGCCACGAGGATGGACTCGCTCAGCGACGTGATGCCCAAGTCGATGCCGTACTCGAGCTCCCCGTACTGCCCTCCGGTCGCGACGAGCAGGGTGATGGCTTCGATGACCGCTTTCGTCAGGTCGAGGGCTTCGCCTTCCCACACAGCGTCGTCCTTGTTGGCCAGTGGGCTCGATGCTGCCGTGACCTGCACGGGTTCGGGGATCAGGGACCAGTCAATGTAGTTCGGTGCTCGATCGGCAAGGCCGGCCAAATACTCGGCTACTGATTCTTCGAGCTGGGCTTCATGAAGCAGGAGCGTTTTAAAGGTCGCCGGGTGCTTCTTGTAGCTCGGTTGCCACTCTTCACTCGCTCGGATGCCGATAGACACCTCACGGCGTGCCTCAAGCAGCATGGGACGTATCGAATCCTGCTGTGCCATATAGCTCTCCAGCGAGCGCGTTCTTAATCTCGCGAGCATGAGCGAGGACGGATGCCTCTACCTTCTTTGCCTCCTCCGATTTGTCTTCCACGTCGTCGGCAACGTCCTTGTCCTTCACTTCCTCCTTCACGGTGCGATCTACCTCTTCGCCTTCCGGCATCGCAGGGAACCGGAGGAGCTTGCGCACGTGCTCTTCGTCTTGGTCGTTCGGGGTCAGCAGCTTGGCCGTAGTGAACTTGGCAATGGCATCAGACAGCTCGACGATGTTCTCGTCCCCGATCTTGCCCACCGTCCACTTCGGATAGGTGCTGAGATTGAAGTTGAGGTCGCAGATCAGCTTGACCACGGTCTCATTGATCTTCGCGGCGATCTGCTTGGCGATGGCTTGGTCCTGCAGCTCGAGCAGCTTGCGTTGATCGGTGCTGGCGCTGAACGAGCCGCTTGTCCCCTGCGAGCCGATGTCGATGTACTGGACGCTCATGTTCTTCAGGATCTGGCGGTCGTGGTACGCGATGGCTTCACGTGGGTCCTTGGTGGTGTTGGCCTTCATGTCCATGAAGTCGATATCCCAACCATCCGGCTCTTCGATGTAGGCCCGTTCGTTGGCACGGACGTTCTGAGCAGCCTGTGCGGCTTGATTGCGTAGTTCCTTGCTCGCGCCCTTCGGATACTTGATCTTCACGACGCCCAACGCCTGGCGCTCATGCCCGATAGCTTCGATCTTCGTGAGGGTCTTCTTGAAGTACCAGTCCTGGTAGCTGCTGCGGAGGATGCTGATGCCTTCCCAGTTGTCGCCCTCCTGTTGATGCGTGAAGACCATGAGCTTTTCGAGCGGGATCGACACGGCGCTGCCGTCGCTTCGGCGCTGGGTGATGCCGGGCTTCTTATCCACGGTCTGCCATGCCTCGATCGTCGTCTGCTTGCGGTAGGCCAGCTTGGTCACGACGATGCGCTCTACACCGTCCACTACTCGCGTATCGAGCACGATCTCGAAGACACTGAACCCGAAGTCGAGCATGGTCAGGATCTCTTGAAGCGTGTGCTCCCAGTTGAGGATCTCTCGGAAGTTGTGCTCGATAAGCTCGGCGGCTACCTGGTCGTCCTTCTCGTCTCCACCGGGATCGACGTACCACTCAGCAGCGACGATTGGGTACTTGACCGCCTTCAGGCCGGCTTGAATCGTCGCATCACCGCGGCGCATCTCTTCGATCGTGCGCATGAGCTGGCGCCCACGGAGTTCCGGTACATATTCGTCCGTGCTGATCACACCGTTAAGGATTTGTACGCCAGAGTCACCAAATTCGCCGGTTAGTTTTCGTCTTGCCATATCTGCTTTTGAATGTAAAGCACCCGGCGGTTTTAGTAAATGAGTTAGAAGGCCCGGTCGAGAATCCCAGAGGTATACGGTTCTGTGGGTCCGAAGGCATCGTCGTCACCGGGGAATGGTTCGATCGGTCGCAGTGCCACGTAAAGCGCCATGATCACGGCGTCGAACAGGTCAGGGCTCACCCCAAGGCGCTTCTTGATCTGCTTCTTGCTTTCGACCTTCAGGATCTTCTCCGTCACATCGAACTGGTGCATCATCGCTTCCTTCTGCAGCTCGTTCAGGAACGGACAGCCCTTGAAGTGCTTGATGATCCCCAGCTCGACACCGCGTGCATACAGGTAGATCATCTGCGAACGAAGATCACCGAAGTTGAGAGGCGAAGCAGCCACCCCTGGCAACATCACGCTCGGGTCTGGCGGGAGCCCGCTCATGAACTCGTACGGGTGCAGGTCCTTGGTGACGAGGTCACCCACTACCCCGGCTCCGATACCCACTGCATCCACCGCCAAGTTCTCAATGCCGTACCCGCTGTCTACTGCATCCTCGATCAGCCAATCCGCTTGCTCGGAAGTCTCCATGCGCACGTTCTTCGCTTTCACGATTGCGAGGTCAGCCAGGGTGAGTCCGTAGAACAGTGCCCGAGTAGAGCGGTCCTCGCCCTTCCACGCCACGTCGTAGCCGGCGGCCCGTGGGGCATTAGCGTCTAACTCTCCGGCTAACGATGCCGCGAAGTGACGCGACTTGAAGAGCGAGTTTGACTCGTCGGCGTAGTCCCAGTTGTTCCGGAGATAGCGCTCGACCCACCACTCCGGGTTCGTCATGAGCGCGGCGATGTCGCCTTCGGACTGCCAGGAGTCCTCTATGCCGAACTCGATGACCCGGATGTTCTTCGGAAGGGTTCCGGCCTTCCACTTGTCGTAGATGTGCTCCTTGAGCCAGCCGTCGTTCGGGTTGGCGGTGAGGATCGAGAGGGATGGTTGACCGTTCTCGTTCTTGCGCCCCTTACGAGAGGTTGCCTGTAAGTACATCTCATACTCGAACTCGTCCACCTCATCGAGATGATTCCCCGAAGCGTTTATTCCCTTGATCTTCTTGCCGCCCCGGTCCTTCGTGGCGTCTGCCTCACGGAATGGGATAGTCGACCCGTTAGGGAATGAGATGCGATAGGGCTTCTGGGTGTAGAGGAAGTCTTTTCCCTGGACCATGCCCATGCGTTCGGCCATATCCAGGTAAGAAGGAATCACCGTTTCGACGGCGGTCGATTGGTTCACACGAAACACCGGCCAGCGGGTCTTGGGGAACTGATGGCAGATCGACAGGACTAGGTGCGCGGCAATGTCAGTCTTGCCCGTGCCTACTGCGCCGATCAGGACGATCGTGTCGACGGTCGGATCATTCGCCGCCGCAATGACCTCAGCTTGCTTCTTCTTCAGTCTCAGCGGCTGCATCGCCCGTACCTCGTGACTTGATACTGCTGATCACGAGTGGAGCAACCTCGACGCGCTCACCGTCCGAGGTCACATCGATCTTCGTTCCGAACCCGTACTTGCCTATCCACTCACGTGCAGCGGCCCGCGCCTTGTACTGACCACTCGGATCGAAGGACTCGATGATCGCAGTAGCGACGATCGCCTTCATCGGCGTCCCCTGAAAATCTGGGTCCGGCTTCTTGTTGTCGGGGAGCTTCTCGGCAAGCCGCTCGATAAAGCTCTCGTCATTGAGCATCTCTTGGATTACCGTGCTCAGCTTCTTCCCTTTTGGTCCGCCTTTAGGATTCCCGGACTGACCTGGTTTGAACTGAGTGTCTTTGCCCATGTTCGGGTCTTTGTCATCACCGAAGCGACCCGTCCGCCTGATGGGAAGGTGGTCCGCCTGCTCGCCGCCTGATTTACCGCCTGCTGTCATATATGCTACTAGAATAAGACAACAGCGCATATTCGTCTATCTCGAACTAATCAAACCTATCAGAAATATGTGTTAAAATTGATCGTTGCCGAAAAACGGCAATCTCGAAATCGTCGAGAGATAGGAGGGTTGATGACTAAGTGGAGATTGCCACCATTATCGGTGTAGTCCAGATTATCATCATGCTAGGACAACTAGCGCTCATGATGAAAGACTAGCACCAATAGGAAGATAAGCCCCCGCCATATCCAGTGGCGGGGGCACCCTTTTTCCTAACGGGAGATCTTCTCCTTGACGATGGACTGAGCAGTGACGCCCCTGGCGTTCGATTCGGCGATGATCTTGTCGGCCAAATCAGTCTCCGAACCCTGGAACGTCAAGTTGATCCGTCGCTCCTGCCGCGTCTCAACGTGCTCGTACTGTTCTGGATGCGCCCAGAAGCATGTTTCACAGGTTTCGACATCTTTGATCGTCCAGTTCGGGCAATGCTCACACGACCACGACTTCGCACGATTGTCGCTCGCGCACAACGGCATAAAGTCTTCATACGCCATCGTCGGCTTGTCTCCACCGACTGCGAACGGCACACGATGATCCGCCTGCAACTCGCGACCTGCGAAAAGGCCCGTGCACACGGCACACCGGAACCCGTGCGATTCCTTCAGTTCGTCGGCAAACTTCTTAGGAATCATCACTCGACCAGCGGCATTCTTGTCAGCAACGCCTGTGAAGAAGTACTCAGCCATACGCTTGCCGTCGACGGTGATCATGCGAGTCTCCACACCGGCACCTGCATCGATGAGATCGCGCTTCGCCCTGGGCGGGTGCCCATAGCCATAGACCGTCGCCAAGGTATCCGTAGTGACAGCCCCGTGTTCGAGAATGTGATCGCGAACAATCGCTGCTCGCTTCGACATGGGCAGTCCCCTCAACCAGGCGATCTGCTCGTCATCAAGTTGAATCGGTGATTTATCTGGCACGCCGTGAGCGTAGTAGAACGCCCAGACAAGATCTCAGAACAGTGCGGGTTGGTCTTCAGGAACTACGTTGACCAGGGTGTCGATCTTATCTTCGCCACCCAAGCGGGCAACCAAGGCCGGCGAGATGTACAGGGATTCGATCGTCATCTCTTTGCGCCCAGACAACGTAGCTTGACTCGACACACCAACAGTCACGTGACGGTGGGTAAGACCCAGCTCTTCAGGAAGCGCCTCGCCGTACTTCTTGTCCTCACGCACTACGTCGTACGACACGATGAACGACACCTGGTTGTCGACGGCGTGCTGCAACGTCTCGGCGAATACCTCACGCTGGAGGCCAGTGAGGTAACGGTGATCGGGTACGTCCGAGGTTCCCTGGTAGGGCGGGTCCATATACACGAGCGCTTCGCGAGGAGCGTTCACCAGTGGATCTTCGTAGGACTCGCTACTTGTCTTGGCGCCCTGCATGAGGCGGGATGCGCTCATGATGCGTTCCTGCATGTTGGCGGGACGTGCTCCCATGCGGCGGTTGTCTGCGCTCTGGTTGAAGTCACCACCTTTGCCGTAACGAACTGCGGCTTTAACGCATCGTGCGAGTAGGTAAAGCAAGATCGCAGGGTCATGCGTCTGGTTGAACTCGCGGCGCTTTTCCATGTAGTAGGCCTTGGCGGAGGCCAGCGGATCGTCACCGACCTGCTGTTCGTGCCACATCGCCGTATACACGTCGATCAGCTCGGCAGGCGCATCGATGATCATCCGCCAGAGCTCGATTAGCGGCCCGTTTACATCAGAGATCGCGATGTCCTGAGCAACGCCATAGTGCCTTGCTGCTACCGAGACTGCTGCCGAGCCGGCAAAGGGCTCAATCAGCAACGGAATCCCACCTTCTGGGAATAGGGACAAGATCTGCCCCACGAGCGCACGCTTGCTGCCCTGGTAAGGAAACGCCTGAGGAACGGTTCGAGGTCCATCAATCTTCCACTGCACGCTATGACTGTACTCAGCGCACCCGACAGCGGCGTTCATCATCGGCGGGACGTCACGGAGCGCAGCATTTCGGGTCGGTATCGACCGCCGTTGCATCTGGCTCATAAACACCCAAGATGGCAAAATACGCATACCCAGCAGTACTTTCCGCCCGTCCCACAGGAGGACCGGCCTTAGCCCTGGGACGCACCATGAAGCCTATCGAAGAATCGCTTCAGCGCTCTGCTCCTGCTCGTTGGAAGCGTCTCGAACCGTTCTTCCTGCTCGCCACCCCACAACAGACTCGGCCGGCCCCACCCGAACCGCCCATCACCGAGCCACCGGACGCCGGGCCATGGGATGGAGAGCCCAACCCTCCCGAGCGGAAGAAGCCCCGGTGGAAGCTGTGGACGCTCTGGAGCACGGTGGCCATCCTGGCATCGATGCTTCTGCCACCGTGCCTGTACGTCGTCGCAACTCCCCCTCGGACGATGTTCATGCTTACTGACGAGGCGGATGGCAAGACGGTCTACCAGTACGTCGACATCGACTATGTCAGTCGGTACTACGTGGCTGCGGTGCTCATCCATGAAGACGACACACTCGGAACGCGCAAGGGGCCGTTTGATGTTGGGCTCTTCATCGACCGGGTGGAGGCTTTCATAGCCGGGGAGAAAGATCCGTCAGGCTCGACCATCCCGCAGCAGCTCGTGAAGAACATCTTCTTGATCCGCGGGGAATCTGCGCCGGTCCAGGCAATACGCAAAGGCGTCGAGGCGATCTTGTCCTACCCGTTCAATCTAATCCTTGGGGACAAGCGGCAGCTCGATCTCTACGTCAACTACGCCCAGTTCGGCCCCAGCCTCTACGGAGTCTGCGCGGCTACCTGGTACTACTTCAACCGTCCGCCCTGGGATGGGGACATCGACACCGCAGCACTACTGGTCGGCTTGCTCCCAGCCGGCGAAGATGCCGTGCGCGCTCCAGGCGGCGGGATCGATACGAGCGAGATCGTAGACATCGATCTACTCAGAACCATTTGGCGAGCAATGGAAGTCGTCCCAGAGTCGTATGAGCGCATCGGCGGATGGGAAGGCATCACACCATCGGTAGGGATTACCGAGCCGGCTAGCGCCTTCAACCCCACGGAGCACGATGACAGTTGCTCGGTCATGCCGGAGAGCGTGGCGGAGCGGTTGGAGGCGGAGGGTGCATGGTGGAGCGAGGCCTATCAGTAGGCTGACCGTTCTTCGAACACCCGTTCGAGTCGATGATAGAGTCTCACGTGGCGGGCGACGGAGGTCTCCCTCGGACCCCGGGAAGCGTCGCCCGCCCCTTGACAAGGTTTATAGAAACGCGCTTTTTTGGGCACTCGTATGGTTATTAGGCCATGATTTACAGTGGTGGCGTGTCAATACCCTTTTTGTATTGACTTTTGATACATTCAATGGTACAATGTGTACATAACCTAATCAGGAACCCAAAACACACATGCAACCCATCAAGATATACCGAGATAACAAGTTCGACCTCGTAGAGACTACGAAGTTCTTCGTTACCGTGAAGGCCAAGCACTACGGCCCGATCATTGCTGACCGTATCGATTGGTTCTTCGAGACGCAGGCCGGCACTAATCCGCGGTAGAGACCCGCATCGCTATTCGTCTGATCAGATGACATCTTGCGCGTTTCTTGGACGAGTAGACTGAACGATCGCCGTTCGCTCCCGGAAGGACAGACTGCATGGGGCTCTTCGAGGACCTAAGCAAGATCGAGCAATCTCAGAAGGCCGCACAACAGGCTATTAGCAATCAAGCGGCGGCCAAGCAAGCTCTTGCTCCCCAGGTGGCACGGCAGGCTCGCACTCTCCTCGAAGAGGCGGTTCGATTCCTGAGCGGCTCGAACGCCCCGTGTATGACCGCCGCAAGGTTCGATCTTTACGCCCCGCAGAAACTCTTCAGAAATTCCCAACGCCCCGAGCCACTCGGCCGCGCCTGGGACTTGCGAGGGTTCTGGCTCTCTGAGTCCGTCTTGCTGTGCAGGGGCGACATACTTAATCGAGATGTCGCATCGCTGAAGAAGGCCAACATCCCAGTCGTAGGGAACCAAGAGACCGGGCGACTTCTTGTAATAAGCCCAAAAGAAGACGTGCGCTATCTCGAAGCGAATCAAGTCAATAATTTGGCAGACGCACCCTTTCACGTGCTGGACAAATCTCCTTTTCCTACTGAGTATCGGTTCAACTATCCGGACCATTTCGAACTCCCCGAGCAGAAACGAATCGGAATCCTTCCTGACGGGTCCCCAGCACTAGTTTCGTACTCCGGGCCTAGTCGGGAGGACACGTCAAACACGTGTACAGCAGTCAATCTTGAAGAGTGGCTAAAGTTCAGCATCAAGCGACTGATCACCGGAAAGATCGTCTGACGTCTGACGACATGCAATGCCTCCTGCCCACTCCCGCACCTTCTTCCGAAGCTCATCCCGTACCTGGTTGCGGGCTTCAGGGCGAATGCTGCGGTCAGGACTCTTGCTGAAGTAGTCGACGGGTTCGTTGGGGCCGATGAGGGCGAGAATCTCGTCGTGGATCTTCTCTTGAGCAGTCGCAACGCGGATAGCTGGCAGTGGCTTGCCATCTGCGCTTTTCAGGTACGAAGGACTCGCGAGTTGCGCCCCGTCGCGCCAGGTTGCGTCAAGTAGGTCGTAGAGCTTGCCGAACATCACCTAGTGTCCTTAATCGGGTAGACGTTGCGCTCGCGCTGCTCAACGATTGCCTTCTCGTAGTACTTCACCACCTGAGCCATGTCGCTATGCGCATTGGAACCGTCGTAGGGCTTCTCAGGGAAGACATCGCTAATAGTCGGCGGCTTAATACTCGCCAGATTTGCATCGGCGTGCGCTTCTGCTTCTTGAGCGATGAGTCGCCTTATTGCGTCGTGACGCTCCAGCGGATAGGTTAGTTGCATCGCCTTATAAATGGCTTGTGTCAGCTCATCTTCATTAACTGGTGTGCCTTGTTCTTTACTCATCTTCCTTCTCCCCCTCTGGCATCCCCGCCCGCAAAATTTCATCCGACGCCTTAAACACTTGGCTTATCGCCTGGTCGCTTGGCTTCTCATCCCGGAGCCAGTTTCGGATGTATGCCCTGCTTTCGGCGGGGTCGAACTGATCCCGCATGTCCAGCTCGTTCATGACTATGTACGCCGTACTCTCGGCCTGAAACTCTTTGATCCCCCGGTGCTCCAGGTAGTCGGCGTGCGCTTCCTTCGTGGTGTGCAGCAGACAGACGTGCCCAAGCTCGTGAATCGTGGTTTTCATCGGGTACCGAGCGAGCGGACTGATGGCGATGTTGCGCTCATAGCTATAGCCCTGCATGTTGGCGCTGACATCCTCGAACGCCACCTCACGGATCGCGAGGGCTCCGAGGGCACGCTCTTTGCTCCAGGTCGGGTGTTCGATCTCTGGTAGCGGCTCGCCTTCGGTATCGGAGTAGGCAAATGCTCCCTTGACCGGCTTGAACTTCGTGAATTTCTTGGGTTCCCCGGTGTTCTCGTCGATCTCTTCCGACTTCACCGTGATCGGGCGGTAGATGTACTTGCCCTTCGCGCCCTTGATGACGTGTCGGTTGAAGGCCCTCCAGCCCTCGTAGCTTGCCACGGGCTCGCGTACGCCCTGGCTGCGGAGGAGCATCTGATTGCGGACTGAGTAGGTGTGGGCGCGGTTGTATGTCGTGAGTTCACCTGGTTCGAGGGTCAGTGCCTCTTCGAGCAGATCGGCCGGCATGAGCTTAGCTACTGATTCTGGTACCTCGGCTCTCGTATAGCGTTTGCGGGTAGTGCGTTCCATCTACAAGGTGGTCTCCTTTCGTTTGTTGAATCTGATCGTGGCGTTCTTTGGGGCTATCCGCTTGCCGTTCCGGTACAGCCTCACGAACCCTGCGGTGCCTGTGCGGATCTCGTAGCGGTCGAAGGCTTTGCGTAGCCGGGCGGGTATTCGACGGTTCGGTCGGCCGCTCACAGCAACTCCCCACATCGCAGGCACTGGACCTGGTACACGCCTTCAAAGCCGTGGTGGAGGTACGTCTTGTGACGGAGGATGCGGCAGAGGAGGCGGCGGATCATTGGGTGCCCTCTAGTAGGTGGCTGTGTTCATAGATGTTGCCGATGACCTCAGCTGCGTCCTCTTCGTCCCAGTTGCTATGTAGTCCATCGTCCAGATAGAAGCCGTTCTTGTAGTAGACAATCGAGTAGATGTACTCGCCGTCATAGCGATTCTTGAAGCGGACAATATCGCCCTCATAGACCTCCACGCCGTTCATGTCCTTGAGACCCGTGTACTGCATGACCTCAAGCGGCGCCGGGATATCAACGGAGCCCATGTGCCACACCCCACGGCCATTTATCTCCACGGCTGGCTGGTGCATCTGTCCATCAGCAAACGCCCGAAACTTAATCTCTCGTGTCATCTCGCCTACCCCACCCGATGCAGCATCGCCATCTCGTCTGAAATCACATGCCCTACTACGTAACACGCGTCTGGCTGCACGTTGATGATTACCTTGCCGCCTTCGAGCGTGTAGCTACATGCCCATCCGGAATGGTTCCCGTAGCGGTCCGTCTTCTTCTCAGCGGCTACTGCCACGACCTTGCGTGGGTTGATCTGGGGAACCGGGGCGGGGGCTTGTACGGGTTGTGGGGCGGGAGCGGGAGCTGGCGTCTGCGCAGGGGCCTGTTCGCGCACGGTTTCGACTTGGCGTTCCACCACAGTGACGCGTTCATTCGTCTGGGCGATGGCCTGGGTGTTTTCTTCGGTCTTCTGCTCGACCTGCTCGACACGATCTCTGGTCTCTACGATGTCGGCTTCCGCCTTGGTGATGCGCTCTTCGTGGTCGTTGACCCTGACCTCGGTCGGACTCATGATGTCCGCCGCGGAGTTGTCGAAGTTGTTGAAGGCGAGCACGGATGAGGTGCCGGCTAGAACGATGCCGGTAGCTACGAAGAGCTTGGTACGGCGGGTGAGCGATTTGAGGCTAATCTTTTTCATAGGGTGAATACCTTGTTTAATTGTATGGCTTTAGTATGAGTGAAATAGCGTCAAATTGCAATAGCTTTGTATTGCAAAATATAGAGGCTGTGGAAAAGTAGTCATGTCAGCCCCGACATGTATCTTTTGCCCATGACCGAACCTGAAGCTGCCGATGACACGGGGAACTATGTGACGCGGTGGTGGCAATGGCCGGCGCGGTGGGTGCGCGACCAGAAGTTCTGGCAGCAGGTGGCCGCAAGCACCATTGCTTCGCTGATCGTCGCGTTCATCTTGTACATCGGGGCTATCACCCTCGGCTACATCCAAGGTCCACAGGGCCGTCCGCTGATTGCATTCATCCTTCAACTGCTCGTGCTGCCGGGGGTGACCATCTGGGCGGCGATCAAGATCGTGAGCATCCGGTACCAGCGGCAGATGGACCGGGGTGACTTCAGTGCACGGGGATACCCCTGGTACATCGCCATTCCCACGACGATCGGCATAGTGTGGCTCTTCTTCGTCGCGTCGACTGCTATCCAGACATGGGGCGCAAGCTGATCGGCTCCACTCGCCGCGGATCTGATTAGATCACCGCGTGCAGCACGAGAACACAGACAAGGACCCCGACCTTCGGAAAAAGAGCGACGTCGAGGCGGATGCCGCCTTGTTGCCACCGAAGCCGAAGTGGTGGCAGGCACGGTGGGTGCTGCAGATCAGCCCACTTGTTGCGTTCGCGGTCTTAGTCCTTGCAGGGTGGGCCGGTCTCTCGCTGTTCGAATGGTGGGCGGGTGAGGGTAGCGATGGCGCTGCTGCCGGCGCATGGGCAAGCGCGTTCGGTGCGACTGCTCTGGCTATCGCGTCTGTATGGATTGCGCGGGAAGCGAATAAGCAGGCACGGGCAGCGGAACAGCGTGCAGAAATTGAGGCCGACCGGACCGAAAAGCGGCACGAGACGCAGATGAGGGTTGCCGAGAAGCGGCACGAAAGCGAGCTAGCGGCGGCCAACGCACGAGCCGACCGTCAGATGAAGGCGGAAGATCGCCGCGAACATGTGCGCATTATCGGCGCAGTCGGTGAAGCGATAAATCGAATCACGGAGCCAAGCGTCATGCTTGCACAGCGCGTCGATGAGCTAGCGGCCGGGCGGCCTGAATCAAGCGAGCAGATCGTCAGCGAGCTCTACTCGTCCTGGGCACTCAAAGTGTTCGACATCAAGTTCACAATCTCAAAGGCGAACATGGTGGTTGACGAGGAAGTACTTCGATCTCACCTGATGGACATGACTGTAAGAATTGATCAGTTGCAGAGACTGGGGAAGAACATCAAGGATGCCGCCATCAACCACAAGATCGCCAACATGACTGAGGAATTCACTGCCGCTCTCATAGCACTCATCAATAAGCAGGAGGAGCTGTCGGTCGCTACATGGAAGCTCTTCCGACCTAGCCCCGCTCCGACCCCAAGTCATACGTAGAACCGTCTTGGCGCGTCACTCGCATTGCCACGATCCCGTTGGCGTTCAGGAGGCGGCACACGTCATCTCGGTCGTCGTAGAACACCGACACGCCTAGTTCCTTGCACTTCGCTACCTTCAACTCTGGCGCCTCACGTGGGTGCTCGAATTTCACTTCGTGCACCTCGACCTCGTTGCTAATGCCTAACCGGCGCACATCCGCTTCTACGGTGCCCGCGGTTCGATCACCTACTGCCGAGATAACCACCACCTTCCATCCGGCCTCACGGTGCATGTCCGCGAGCTGACGGAAGTAGTCCGGGTAGTGGCTGATGACTTGCCAGTAGTCGAAGCCGACGGTCATTCGCATCGCCACAGTTCCTTCAGAATCGCCATCTCCTGGTCGGTGTGCGTCGGCGTCCTCTGGCGCTCCGCCGGGCGAAGCTTCGAAAGCTCCTTATCTCGTTTCCGACGTGCCGCCTCGTGTTTGCGGCGTTCGATGTCTCGGATCGCCATGGCGCGAGGGCTAAAGTTCGGTACACAGTCACCGGCGTTCGTGATGACGTAGAGGTGCGACCGAATGAGGTCGGTGTTGTCGAGTGGCGGTGCGACCCCATGCTCACGCTCAACAAGGTTCAGGATTGCCGGGATCATCCATGCTTCACGCCGGCTCTCAAGCACGACCATGTAGCTCATCCTGATCCCTCCCGGCGTT